GCTTGTATTAATTATGATAATGCTGTTGAGACTGATAGAGAAAGGTAGTTAGAAGAAATAAGAAAGATAATCGTTCAAAAAATTCCGCATCTTACAGATGGTGGATTATTATTTGAACCAGAAGAAGCGCAAGTAATTCATAAAGGAACCGTTGGTATGATGAGAGGTAACAAGAACGTTTCTGTTCTTACTACTTATGCAGACGTTAGTGCTGTAGTTTCAAATACTGCGAATGAAAGTACGAATAATGTATTAGAAAAGAATATTCAAAATCTTTATAGCTAGGCTGGTGTAAGTAGTTAGTTATTTGCGGCAACTGGTAATTTAAGTATTGAGATTTCAATTAAAAATGATACTGCTTTAATGATGTTTTTAGCTAATAAATTTAGTAATTTTGTTACTTGCTTATTGAATGATAAGTATGGTAATGGGAATCTTAATTTTAAATATAGTATTTTAGATATTACTTATTATAATGAGTCTCAATATATAACTGATTCTTTGAAGCTCGCGCAAAGTGGGTATAGTTTCTTACTGCCGGCGCTTGCACAAGGACTTACATAGAGAGATTTAACTAATATTAAGGAAGTAGAAAATAACGGAATAAAATTAAGCGAGTTACTAATACCATTGGAATCTTCCTATACACAATCTTCTGGACAAGTAGGGCGTCCGAAGTTACCGGATGACCAAAAGTCTGATAAAACTATAGCAAACGAAGTATCATTAGATTCTTAGGGAGGCTCTGAATAATGAAAGATATACCTTGTTTTGAGTTCCCGGTAACAATTTATAATATTTTAGAACAGTTTACTCCTACTTTGTCGAGGGCGCGTGTTCGAATTTTTTATAAAGGGGCTAATCGTAATGGTTCTTTTATTTCCGACGAGTTTGCAGAAAAGCTTATAAGTTCTCTTCCATATGCGCCAGTTAAAGGTATATATGATGTAGGAGAATAGGATTATTCTGACCATGGCCCAAGTAATGAATATGGACGAATCTATGGAGTAGTTCCAGTAGATAATAATTTTGCTTGGGAAACTAATACAGATGATGATGGCGTTACGCGCACTTACGCGGCTTGTGATGTTATTCTTTATACTGCGATGTACAAAGAGGCAAACGAAATAGTTGGTAAACCGCAATCTATGGAATTGTTTCCTCCTTCTATAAAAGGCGAATGGATTGTATATAACGGTTCTCGTTATTTTAGATTTACCGATGGTTGTTTCTTTGGACTCCAAGTATTAGGAAAAGATGTAGAGCCTTGTTTTGAGGGCGCCAGCTTCTTTACTCGTTAGGATGCGGTCGCGCAAATCACAGAATTAATTAATGAATTAAATGAGTATGTTTTAAAATATTCCTATGGAGGAAAATCAAAAATGAGTTTGAATTTTAAGGTTTCTGATAGGGAAAAATTTGATGCCATCTGGACTTTATTAAATTCTAATTATAACGAAGAAAATGGCTGGGCTATCGACTACGCTATTGTAGATATTTATGATGACTATGCTATTGTCTATAATTACGAAAATAAGTGCTATGCACGAGTTAATTATACAAAGAATGATGAAGATAATACGGTTGCTCTTGGTGAATTTACTACTATTTATGCGATGTATGTGACTGAAAATGAGAAGAACGCTCTTGAAGGTCTGCGCGCGATGAATGGTGATAATTTTGAATTAGTAGATGAAAAGTTTAGTACTGCCATGAGTGAAACTGCTAAAGCTAATGATAAATTAGAAGAAGCAAATTCACAAATTGAAGAATATAGCACTAAAATTTCAGAGTTAGAGAGTAATCTGACTACTTTAAATACAGAGAAAGAAACTATTTCAACAGATTTTAATAATGCTACTGAAAAAGTTGCTGCTCTCGAAATAGAAATTAATTCTTTGAAAGATTATAAAGCCGCTGTTGAAAAAGAAAAGAAATTAGCTATTATTAGTACATATAGTTCTGTTCTTAGCGATGATGCGATTGAAGACTTTACTAATCGTATTGATGAATATGCTGATGAAATTTCTTTGGATAAAGATATGGCTTATGCCCTTAAAAAGAGTAATTTCTCTATTTTTAATTAGGCTCCTGAATTCATTCCGACACCCGCTGCCGGCAGTGAAGAAGGTACCTTACGTGAATTATTATCCCAATATAAAAAGTAAAATACTTTGGAGGAATACAAAATGTCTTTAAAGAGATTTGTTATTGATGGTTTTGGTCAGGTTGAATTAAACCAAGTGGCTTTCCGTCGTGACGGTCGTGTTGCGGCTCAGTGCAAGCCCAACGCCACAGACTTTGCTTCTACAGCTCTTGAGAACGGTATGTTGCTCGTTGTTGATGAAGTGAAGCGTGAAGTTCGTCTTCCCGGTGCCACAGAAGCCGAGCCTATTGCTCTGGTTTATAGTTCCGAGCATATGTATGATGAGAGGAAGCCTGGTCTGAAGAACTTTGAAAATGATACATTCCTTCCTCGCCTTGGTTATCTGTCTGTTGGTGATAGATATACCACAAATTGCCTTAGCTATGACGACAGCGAGTTTGCTACTGAGGCTGCGTTGAAGACCGCTATTGACGCGGCTGCTACTACTGCTGTTTATGCCGGTATTAGTACAGATGGCACACACAAGCTTAGTAAAACTAAGCCTACTTATGGTCCTGTCCTTAAGGTCCGTAATGGTTTTACAATGCCTGATGGCACATATGGTGTACAGCTCGTTTGCGTCGGTGCGTAATCTAGGAGGAAATAGAAATGGATAAGAGAATTTATGAATTAGCTCTTCATGCTGCGAATCGTACTGCTCCTGCTGATTTCTCTTATGAGAACGTAGAGACTGCTCTTCGTGAAGAGTTCCGCAAGATGGCGGGCTCCGTGAACGAGTTTATGCGTAATCGCTATGATATTTATGATATTATAATTAAAACTGCTGATACCGTAATGCCTCGTAAGGCTCTTGATATTATGGGTCAGTTTGCTGAGATTCAGAGCGTGCCCCAGGGTCAGAAAGCGATGTTTAAGACTCGTACTGGCAAAATGCGCGCGAAGAAGTTCTTAACTCAGGTTGGTCTTTCTGGTGTTTATGAAGCTTTCCGTCTTGATAGCAAGACTTTCGAGCTGAATATTGGTGCCATTGGTGGTGCTGCCACTATTGACTTCTGCCGTTACCTTGACGGTGCCGAAGATATGGCTGAGTTAATGGACATTATCGTTGAGGGTCTTAGTGATGCCGTATTTATTGAGGTTCAGAAGGCACTTCGTGCTTCTTTGAATGCTGTACGTCCTGCTTCTACTGTATATAAAGATAATGCTTGGAATAGCGACCATATGTTTGCTCTTTGCAACGTAGTTCGTGCGTATGGTCAGAATGCCGTAATCTTTGCGCCACCTGAATTCGTGGCTGCTATGGGTCCTGATGCCATCGTTCCTATTCCCGCTTCTGGCAATTACGGTGGTGTATATCATCCCCAGGATATTGATGCTATCCACAATACTGGTTATATTAATCTGTTCCGTGGTATTCCTATTGTTCAGATTCCTCAGTCCTTTGTTGACGAGAATAATGATAAGGTTTGGATTGACCCCTCTATTGCTTATGTCCTTCCTACCGGTGGTGAGAAGGTCGTAAAGGTTGTTCTTGAGGGCGAAACCCAGATTAAGGACCACGACAATTATGATAACTCTATGGAAATCCACGTTTGGAAGAAGATGGGCTGCGGTATTCTCAGTTATAATAACTGGGGTATTTATCAGAATAAGGCCATTACGTCTCCCGTTATGGACAATCCCTATGGTATATAATTTAATTTAATATCTATTGGGGAGGGGAAATTCCCCTCCCCTATTTTAAAATTCTAAGGAGTTAAAAGGAGAATTCTATTATGGAAGGAAAAGTTGTTATTGTTAATACTGTTAATGCTCGTGTCGGTATTACGTTACCTGATATTCACTTTACGCATACATGGTTGAAGAAGGGAGATAAGTTTAGTGTACCGCATGATATTTTTGATGCGATGATGTATGATACTGGTTCGCGCAATATGTTTGAGGAGGGCATTCTTTATACTGAAGATATGGAAGTTAAGAAAGAATATGGCCTTGAACCAGAAGATACGGAAGAACCCGTAAATATTATTATTCTTAATGAGGCGCAGATGAAGCGGTATCTTACTGTAATGCCGTTCCGTGATTTTAAAGTTGAATTAGATAAAGTTTCTGATGAACAGATTGTATTGCTCGCACAGTATGCAATTGCAAATAAAATCACGCCAGATATTAATAAGAAGAAATATATCCAAGATCGCGCGATGATTGATATTTATAAGGTAATCGAAGAAAACCAGAAGGATGAGGAAGCTGCACAAGCTGCAAAAAAATAATGGAGGTTTAACTTATGACCTCTTATCAAACTGTTTATGATGCTTTTTTAGCAAAAATATTAGACGATGAATGGGGTTTTTGGACTGAGGAAGAAGTAAAATAGGACTTGCGCTCTTTGCTAGAAGGGGCGATACCTTGGTTTAAATTTCCTAGGGTTTCTCTTGACCGTGGGGACTTCGGTTTTGAGAATGATTTAAGTAATACAGAGATTTAGATTTTAGCCACTTACATGAAATGTGAGTGGTTAAATAGGACAATTCTTACTTGGGAAAACGTAAAGCCACTTTATGAAGAACGAGATTTTTCACAAGCAAATTTATTAGCAAAATTCTAGTCTATGCTTGAAGCTGAAAAATATAATGCTCTTAAGCTAGAACGAGTTTATTATCGTTCTTACGATAATAAACCGTTTGATTTGACTTCTCTTGCAGGAGAATAGTAATGAATACTAATGAAATTCTTAATGAAGCTTATTTTAATAAATTAAGAAATAAGTATTATGGTTTGCTTTGTGAAAAAGAAAAAGGAAGAGATTGGGAAAAATTTCTTGATTCTATTATTATTGAACTTTATGGTTTTTCTGAAGAATAGCGCACTATTAATTGGATTGAACTAATGAATAAAACTAATTCTCTGCGTTATTTAGATTATGAATATTTTCGTAAGACTATATTTGAATGTATGGGATTGCTTTCAAAATAAATGAGTTATTTTGAAGATATATATTTAAAAAGGTTAAATAGGTATGGACTTAATTATTAGTCCCGAGTTCAGACTTAGCGTGAGCGCCAGTTCGAGCATTTACTAATGAAGAGCGTATACAGAATAGATTTTTCATATGAAGATGAAGAATGCCCTGGCCTCTTAGAAAGATACAAACAAGATGAAACTGAAACGCGCGCGTATTTATTAACCAGAGTAAGTTTAAATATTCCTGCTGGAACAATTCTTTATCTTCCAAATAAGGATTTAGAATTAATTCCTTGGATGGTCTATTGGCTTGAAAATATTAAAGCCAGTGGATATAATCGTTATGTTATATTAAAGATGACTCATACGATTACATGGTAGAGGGACGGAGAAGAATTTTCAACTTTAGCTTATTTTTATGGACAAGAAGATAATATGTTGAAAGATGAAATTCGTTCTCGTAGTCGTATGGATACTATATATTCTGAGAATTTAAAACTTAGTTTTATGGTTATTCCTACTAACAAAGATCTAAAGAAAGATGATTATTTTGAAATTGGGGAAGATGAATTATTAGAAGCTTATAGAGTTACTGGTTATGATCGGTAGTCTACTCCTGGAGTAGAATATGTAAGTATAGACCCAATTTATATATACGATCATTCTCCCAAGCCTGAATAGAATCCAACTGATAATCCAGATGACTTTTATTGGTTAAATGGGGGTGAAAGTTAATGGGCGTGCGTAATTGCTAGGATTTAGGGGAAAATGCCCAAAAAATTATTAAGCGTTTAATGGCTAATCAAAACTTAGTTAAATTATTATATTATACTGATTTAGACCCTTTGAATTAGCCTGATTTAACGCCGGAACAAATACGAGAAGAAGTATATGAAAAATTAATAAAAATAATCCCAAGAGTCGGCCCGAAAGAAACTTCACATTCAATAGTTACTATGCGTATTACTCGTGGAAGAAAGAATGAGAAGAATACTGAATTTAAAGATGTAAGGATTAATATGGAAATTTTTGTCCCGTTAACTTAGTGGATTATTAAAGATGTGTAGTTGCGTCCATTTGCTATTTTGGGTGAAATATAGAAATCTTTAGATGGAAAAACTATAAATGGTTTAGGTAAATTAGAGGGCGGTGATTTTGACTTAAACTTCTTAACTGAAGAAATTAGTGCATATGAGTAGTATTTCTATTTAACTTCTTATGATTGAGTCATTTTTAGGTTTGCCGCAAAGATTTGAGAATTTTTGCACCATTTATCCGCCTACAATAAACTAGGTTTTAAAAGAAGAAACTAAGTAGTTAATAAATTTACTTACTATTTCTTAGGAAGAAATTGAAGATTTTTTTATTGATAAAAAAGATAAAGATGGAAAATCAATTAACCCCCCAGACCCATTTACTTATATAATGGGTAATTCACAATATAACAAAGAGTTTGAAGAAAAAGTAGTCAAAAGTTTTGAGTTATATATACATGAACCAGTAAGTTTATAGTATGTGGCTGAATGTATAGTTATCGGAGATTTATAGAAAGAATTCTTAAAGATTTCTAGTATTGGTAATATGATGAAAGAATTAAGAATTATAAATAAAGATAACTTTTTTGAATTTCAAAATGCGATTCGACGCGCGTTAGGAGAAAAAGAGTTAGCTCCTCCTAATCCAAATGAGAACCCGCGCATTAAAGAAATGAAAGCTAAAGCTCGTTATCGTGATAGAATAAAAGCTAAAAAAGGGCTTGGAATTACTTTTGAGGAAACTTTAATCTCAATTTGTTGTATGGGTATTGGTTTAAATCCACTTAATATCGGAGAGATAAGCTATGCGGCTTCTAAAAAATTAGTTGAGAAATATCAATAGAAAGAAAAGTATGATATTGATATTCGAAGCCTATTGGCAGGAGCGGATAGCAAAAAGATTAAAGTATAGTATTGGATGAATAAAAATAACGATAAATAATTTAGGAGGCTATTATACATGGCAAGTATTTTAGACCGTTATGGTATTAAAGAGGTCGCGGACGTTACTTTCTATAAGATTAATAGTGATGGTACCCGTGGTGACCCCGTTTTGTACCTTGATACATTAAAGGTTTCTACTATCGAGCAGACAGCTGAGTCCGTTGACGCTCGTGGTGGTAAGGGCAATCCTAAGCTTGTAACCTGGGACTATGGTAAGGAGATTACAGTGTCTATTGAAGATGCTTTGTTCTCTTCAAAGTCCATGGCCATTATGTTTGGTGATGGTACAGTATCTCAGGGCACACAGCTTATTCAGAAGACTGCCGTTATTCGTATGGGTAAGGCCAGCGAAGGTAAGGTAAAGACAGTAAACGATTATATTACTGCTGATATTTATGATGCCAATGAAGGTAGTAAGCGTGTGAAGCTTTATATTGGTTCCGAGAATACTGCTCCTACTGGCGAAGTTTTGTTAACAAACCAGATTGCATTTACCGGTCCGAATAGCGCTGTTTCTAAGCTCTACGACGAGGATGGCACCGTTCTTGATGAAGCGTTCACTCTCGCTGATTTGAAGGCTCTGTATAGTACCGGTCAGACTGCTACTGGAACTGAATATGATGGACATAAGTTTATGTTCACTTATTGGGTAGGTACTATTGGTAAGCAGATTGTTGTTTCTGGCGATACATTCCCTGGCACCTACTATGTACAGGGTGATACCTATGCTCGTTCTGACGTTGATGGTTCTGACCAGTTCTTCCAGTTCATTATTCCTAAGGCCAAGATGACCTCTGAGAATACAATTACTTTGGAAGCTGAGGGTGACCCTGCTGTATTTAATATGAATCTTACTGTTCTCCGTCCAGAAGATGGTGATATGATGAAGCTCATCCAGTATGATTTAACAGCGCCCGTCTAAGTAGAATAAAAATTAAGGAAATTGATAAGGTGGAGGAGGAATTCTCCACCTTTTCTTTTTAAAGGAGTATAATTATGGCTTTAGATGAATTTGGGATTAAAGAATTATACGATGTAAGCTTAAAAGCTACTTATCCTATAGAGATTGGTGGGAGATAGTTAGAAGAAGGAGAAACTATCTGCTTTTTTGATAATATATAGATTTCAAATTTTCAAGAAATTAAAACGTATGTAACGGCGCATGGCGGTTTTGATGATCGCGCGCATGTATGGTGGGAAACTACAAAAGAAGTTAATTTTGTAATGGAAAGAGGCATTTTTTCTAAAACTTAGTTTGCTCTTTTAAGTAATTCTAATTTAATTAATATAGGAGAAAGAGAAAAGATATTGGTTCCTATTCGAGAGAATGTTGAAGTAGATGAAAATGGATATTTTTATACTTCTCACGAGCCGGTAGGAAAATTTTTTGTTTATAATATTACTACTGGAGAAAGAGTTTATCCAACTAAAATAGGCTCTATAAAATATTAGATTAGATTACCATATACGGAATTACTTTTAGATTATAATTATAATTATGAAAATGGCGGAAGTGTTGTAAATATCGGGCAAAGATTAATTAAAGGATATTTACGACTTGAAGGAAGAACAAGGATTAAGGATGACGTAACAGGTCAAACGCATACGGGAATAATAATTATTCCTAAATTAAAGTTAATGTCTGACTTATCTATGAGTTTAGGAGAAAAGGCGAATCCCGTAGTGGGAAGAATTCAAGGTAAGATTATCCCAGATGATAGTCGAGTGAATTCTAGAGTTATAGAGATGTACTTCCTTAACGATGATATAGATAGTGATATGTAAAATTAAGTCGGCATTAACTTTAGAGTTAATGTCGATTTTTATTTTAGAGAGGTAGAACAAATGGGAAATAGCACAAGTTATACCGTTAATATTAAAGCTTTATTTGATGCTGGAGATGTTTAGGCAAAAATAAAGAATATTTAGACTACTTTAAATAACTTAAAATTGCCTGATAACTTACGCAGTAATTTTAATAGTGCCTTTAATGAATTAAATAAGGCTTTAGAAGATTTTTAGACAAAAAGTCGTTAGGGTATAAAATCAAAGGGCGATTCAACAGCTATTAATAAATCTTTTGATAGAGTAGTTGCTGAAATGGAAAAGTACGATTAGATTGTACAAAAAATTAGAAGTCAGTTTAGTGATTAGATAGATTTAAGTAATTGGATTAAAATAGATGATAGCGTAAAGTAGAAATTAGAAGGTATTAAAAAAGAAATAGCAGATTTTTAGTAGCAATTAAATAACCTTAATGCTTCTAAAGTCGAAGAAATAAAAAAAGTTATTGATTAGATAAAAAGTAAGGGCGCTAGAGGGAAAGCGGAAGAATCTTTTTAGCTTTTTAATCAAAATGATTTATAGGGAGCTATAAAATTATTAGATTAGGCAATAGCTAAATAGAAAACTTTATTATCTTCTAAAACAG